AGTTTTAACACAGAATTGGATTTGCAAAAATAATTGCCAAAATCTCTTGACTTTTGCCACAATAATCATTATATTAATACAGTCACAATAGTGTGACCCAACTGTATGAATTGCCGCATGGGATTCATACACAACTCGCTAAAAAGGAGAAAACTATGAACAATAGAGCACTAACTATCTTTAATCAACTGAGACCCGTTACAGTGGGCTTTGATAACTTCTTTGATCATTTCGAAAGAATGTTTGAAGGAGATATAATGGCTCCTGCTGTGAACTATCCACCATACAATATTGTGAGAACTGGCAGAAATCAGTTCAATATTGAATTGGCATTGGCAGGTTACAACAAGAAAGACATTGAAGTGACTGTGGAAGAAGGCCAATTGACTGTGAAATCCAAAAGAGCGGACAGCACACAATCAAAAGACGCCAATGGTGAGATACTGCACAAAGGCATCGCCAGTAGATATTTTGAAAGATCGTTCACCATCGCTGATGATATCGAAATCAAAGGCGCTGAGCTGAAGGATGGTCTTTTGACCATATCACTGGAAAAGATAGTACCTGAGTCTAAAAAACTTAGAACCATCGAAATCCTATAATACAAATCTAAGGGCGTGGCAACACGCCCTTACTAAATATAAAATATATGAGCAAAACCAAAACAGATGTGGTGATTGATGAGAAGGTTCAGCAGATAGTGTTGGAACCAGAACCAGTCAAGGTCATCATGCTGAATGATGATATCACACCGGTGGATTTTGTGGTGGAATTATTAATCAAGATATTCAAACACACACAAGAGTCAGCCAAAGAAATCACACTCAAAATACACACCGAAGGCAGCAGTGTGGTGGGAGCATACAGTTTCGAAGTGGCCGAACAGAAAACCAAAGAAGCCATAGAAGAATCCAGAAGCAGAGGATTTCCTCTACAAGTAAGAATGGAATAATATGAGCCTCAAAGATCTCACTTGGGAACATCACAAAAACGCAGAGCGTCAAAAGTTTGTGAAGGTGATGTTTTCAGGCAGCATAGATCCCAAACTCTACGCAGAATTTTTATTCAATCAACATCAAGCCTACGATCTGTTGGAGGCCATGTCTATGGCACATGGATTGTTCAATGACATGCCTGATGTGCGAAGAGCTCCAAAAATTTATGAAGATTTTAAAGAGTTGTGGCAGAATGATGTGTCGTTAGAAATCAAAAACAGCACTAAAGAATATCTTGCACATCTTAAAACAATCAAAGACAACCCCACAGCACTGATGGCGCATATCTATGTGCGACACATGGGTGATCTGTCAGGTGGCCAAATGATTCGCAAAAAAGTGCCAGGCATGGGTAAAATGTTTGATTTTGAAGACAGAGACAAGGCCAAAGAAGTTATCAGATCCAAGATCAATGATTCAATGGCAGATGAAGCAAAAAAATGTTTTGAATTTGCCACTGCCTTGTTTAAAGAAATGATCAATGACTAAAAAGAAAAAATTCAAAGACTTCCCGGGTAATCTTATCAAAATAAAAGTGTTGGAAGATGAAATTGACTATTTTAAAACACAGATTCAAGAACACGACACAGGTCATATCTACACCACCATAGACACACTGAAAGACAGAGTGAGAGAACTCAAAGGTCTACCAGAAGAATATTAGCATGAGCAATATCTGGAATATCCTCATAGAATGCAAGGACGATATCATCAAAGAATTTGATTTGCGAGGTCAAGAAATTCAAGAACCCGGCATGAGCAGATTCAATCAACCTGAAAATGGTTGGATCAATAGAGTGTGGCAGACCGAACACTGTCGTCGCTGTCACATAGATGTGGTGGATGCTAGACAAAGCAAAGGTCTTTGGATGATGCATGTGTGTGTATTTCCCAATCTGCACAACAACGGTCCCATATATGGATTTGATGTCATAGCAGGAGAGCACAAGATGACAGGTGCATTCCATGACTTTTCACGCAGTTCAGGAGGAGAACAGCATCCACTGATAGAATGGTATCATCAAGCAGTGTCAGAGTTTGTGCCTAGTAAGAAAAGAAAATTGCCAGAGTGGGCATTGAATATATTTTCAGGCAGCATGATTGCTGCAGGCAATGTGCAAACTGATGAAGAAGCCACAGCCATAGTGAATCTTGCAGTGAACAATCTACGAGTGTATTTTGACAGCATAGGACAATATGCTCACACTGCTAAGGAAGCAGACACCATTGAGGCACAGAACTATTACTGTCACAATCAGCAACAGAATCCACACACACCCAGAGTGATGAAGAGTTTGGGTCTGGCCGAAGCAGATGTGGAATTGTTCTGTACTGATGCACTATTTCCCAAAATACGATAAACCTGATTTAAAAAACCGCACAGTGCTTGATTTTTTTTGGCGTTGCTGTGTTTGACAGACTGTGCCAATGTTGTTATAATGATAGTATGATTACCAACACCTATCAAGAGGTCATCCGCAAAGTCAAAGTGATTTACGAAAAGTCTTTGGAATTACAACAGATTATCAATCAAGTGCCCTGCACAGTGACCGAAAATGAATTGCATTATCTTATCAACGACATACAGGCTTTGTCAAGAGAAGTGGCCAATACCTACAACCTTATACAAAAATGATTATATCCATCACAGGCGGCAAGCCTAAACTCAAAGATCTAGCAGAAAGCATGATTAGATATGCTGCTGATCTACTGATGGATAAAAAACTCATTAAAAAATTAACAGTGGATTTGGAATTCAGCAGGACTTTGTACAAAGATGATGCCATGCTGGCTGAGATCGACTTTGATGACAGACTAAAAAAACCTAGAGAATTCACCATCACTGTGGACAGCACAGTGCCCATGAGACGCATTATGGAATCCATTGCCCACGAGATGATACATCTCAAACAATATGCCACTGGCGAAATGCAAGACACAGACAGGTCTGAAGTGGTCAAATGGAAAGGACTGGACATTAATCTACAACAATGGGAGTATTGGGATCGACCATGGGAGATAGAAGCTCATGGCAAAGAGTTGGGCATTTTCATTAGATGGGCTGAACATCACAATCACAGCAAAGAATCTTGGACACAGGAGCAATATGTCTAAAACACAGAATAAAACTCCCAGTTTACACAAGTTTTTTTATTCAGTTTTAACAATAATGCTGATATTGATGTTGCTTTGCCTGTGGGGAATACTTAAATAGTGATGAAACATTTGGTGTGCTACTATGAAAAAATCCAGTGCATTTGCTCATGTCAATAGGATCAAACGTGCCTGTGAACGTCACAGTCATATAAAGAATTTTTATCCCACACTGAATCAAACCAAATATTGGTTTGGAATCCTCAACAAAGAAATTTTTGATTCCAAATTGAAAAGACCACGCATCACTGTGAGTCAAAAGAAACAAGTGATGGGACAATGTGTGGCCCACTGGGACAGCAGGATTGCAGGACGCAGAGGCGAATGGGATCAAAAAAAAATACCCTATCACAATCCCACCATGCATTATCTAATAGAAATGCATCACAAGTTTAACACTTGGAGAGATTATATCGAAACACTGGCTCACGAAATGGTACACTTGTATCAAATGACCGTGACCAAAGATCCCACAGCCAATCACAATGACAGCTTCTATGCTTGGAAGAATCGTTTCAAAAAGTTTGGATTAAATCTAAGTAGATAACTCTTATTTATCAAAATTTGGATTTGTCAGGTGTTCTAGGGTGATTATTTCGTCTTTTGGTAAAACTTGTGTGTCTGATGCGTTCTTCACAACAGATTTACTTTTTGCCCACGATTTATAAGACATTTCCTTGTCCGCTTTGGCTTCTATTCTTCTGATCTGTCTTAAACTCTTTTTGGACATACAATACTTATCTCTAGGTTGACTTAGGCACCAAATAGTGCTATATTTTAGTATATTTAACACAAACTAGAAAACATCGAATGAAAGTTGAAGTAAGAAACAATAACGTGGAAAAGGCAATGCGTATTCTTAAGAAGAAACAGAAACGTGATGGTTTTTTCCAACTGCTCAAGGAAAAAGAATTTTATTCCAAGCCCAGTGAGCGAAAACGTGAAGAGCGCAAGAAGAACATTGCCAACTGGAGACGAGCTAAGAAACTCAGAGATCAGCTGAGATAAAAGATGAAATGGTTAACTTACAAGTTGCCAGAACATCTTGTGATACATTATGGCATCATGCTGATGTTAATCACTGTGATAATGCCTGTGTTTTTTTTAGATAGAGATTTGGATTCTTGGGGGTATTTTAGTAATTTTATAATTTTTGATATAATTTATTACATTTGTTTTGAAAAATTTAACTTTACAATTGACGACTAAGATAGTATAATACAAGTATGAATCAAACAAATTCTTTGGACAAAGTTTCTGTGTATTGTTCTGACACTGATAAAACAGTACTAGCAGAAGTGTTGGAATTTAAACCTAGACAATTTTTAAATGTGGCCGTGGAGCGATCCATTAGACTCACTATGCGGTATGATGCCAAGCACAATCAATATGTGGGCAACATGGCCAATCTAGAATTTACTTCGAAAGGACCCAAATAATATGCCATCATTGGTGCCCATAGTTATAGAACAAGAAGCCAGAGGCGAACGATCCTACGACATATACAGTCGACTGCTCAAAGATAGGTTAGTGATGTTGGACACAGATGTGAATCCAATCAGTGCCAGTCTTATAGTGAGTCAACTTTTATTTTTAGAAAGCGAAACAGTCAAACCCATACACTTCTACATCAATTCTCCAGGAGGATTGGTCACAGCAGGTTTGGGCATCTATGACACCATGCAATATATCAAATCACCTGTGTACACCTATGTGATTGGTCAGGCTTGCTCTATGGGCAGTCTATTAGCACAATCAGGTGCACCAGGACACAGATACATGCTGAAACATGCTAGACACATGATACACCAACCATCAGGTGGCACTCAAGGTCAAGCCACAGACATACAGATTCATGCTCAAGAGATCCTTAAACTGAAAAAGGAACTCACTCAGATCTACGTCACACACAATTCCAAAGGCAAAACCTTTGATCAATTGAGTGCTGACATGGAGCGAGACAAATTTATGAATGCGCAAGAGTCGCTTGAGTATGGATTGATAGATAAAATTCTATCCAAAAAAGACTAAAAACGGAGAACAAAGATGAAAAAACGATTGACTAGAATCAAAAATTCTAGTAATATATTAACAAGATTATTTAGAAGCTTTGCTTCTGATAATACAACAACTAGAAAACAAGAAGGAGTCATCTCAATGAGAAGATCAACTAGTATACAAGACAGAGTAGAAGCCGCTTTAGAAGCTGGCGAAGCTCTTACAGCAGCAGCCATCAAAAATAGATTTGGTGCCGCTAACCCAGGTGCAGTAATTCAAAGCCTAAGATTCAAAGGCTTCCCAGTATTCTTAAACACAAATAAGAGAACTGGCGCAAAAGTTTACAGAACTGGCAAAGCCCCAAGAAAAGTTATTGGTGCTGGCTATCAAGCAATCGCAAAAGGCTTGATCAACGTAGAATAATTTCTACTTCTGTTAGTTAGGAAAAGGGTGGTTCTAGTAGCCGCCCTTTTTCATTTGTGCAAATCCTTTGTAAGTCATTGATTTTATTGACTTTTAAAGGTTAAACACAAGAAATATAATTTGACTTTTGAATTCAAAGAAGTTATTATATATATACATTAGGCAAAATACAACTTAGGCAAACAACCATAGGCAAACATATGAAAAAACAAATATACGTGCTAGAAGGCAGTTATAGAAGTAAGAAGATAGAAAATCAAGTATTCGAAATGGTCAAACCATATCATCCATATCCGCACAAACCAGGTGGCTTCGTCACAGTCAAAGTGGAAGATATCAAAGAATTTCCAGGTGCCACAGACAAAGAGATCAGAGTATCTGTGGAATCTGAATCGCAATTGAGAGACAAAGCACCAGAAGCTCCCAAAGAAGAGAGCGATACAGAAGTGGTAGAAAGATTAAGAAAAAGATTCGACATATTAACAGACATGACCAAAGCCTGCAAAAGAGGCGATGTGAGAGCAATGATTGTGTCAGGACCTCCAGGCGTGGGTAAATCCTTTGGAGTAGAAGCAGTGCTACAAAAACATGACATCCTAGCCACACTGGGCAACAGCAAACCCAAGTATGAAGTGGTCAAAGGTGCTATGAGTGCATTGGGCTTGTATTGCAAACTGTATCATTTCAAAGAGAAGGACAATGTGTTGGTGTTTGATGACTGCGACAGTATATTATTAGAGGACTTATCTTTGAACATATTGAAGGCAGCATTGGATTCCAAAAGAACTAGAAGAATTTGTTGGAACACAGAAGCATACAGATTGAGAGAAGAAGGTGTGCCCAGCAGTTTTGAATTCAAAGGTTCGGCCATATTCATCACCAACATCAAATTTGACAATGTGAAGAGTAAAAAACTAAGAGACCATTTGGAAGCATTGGAGTCCAGAAGTCACTATATTGATCTCACAATTGATACCATTAGAGAAAAGATATTGAGAATTAGACAGATTGTCACAGATGGTATGTTGAAAGAATATGAATTGACTCCTGAAACTGAAAATCAGATAGTGGAGTTTGTGGTGGAGCATCAACGCAGACTGAGAGAGATCAGTCTTAGAACTGTGCTGAAGGTAGCAGATTTGGCCAAAGCATTTCCCAACACTTGGGCAGAAACTGCCGCTCATACCATATTAAAACCTAGATAGTATCCATGAGAACACAACCACAAGAAGTAATTGCTAAACTGGAAGCAGACAACAGCAGATTGGCCAAAGAAGCCATTCTGTTGTCCGCTATGAAAGAAGGCCTAGATGAATTCTTTGAAGGTGTGCGTATGTGTTTGGACAAACTGTACACTTTTGGAGTGAAGCAAGTGCCTGAAAAAGACACAGTTATCCAAGGTCAAGGCTGTGAATGGAAGATATTCAAACAGTTGGCAGAGCAACTGCATCGTAGAGAACTCACAGGACATGCCGCACGTGATGCCATCAACCTTGTGATGAGTTCAGCCACAGCAGAACAATGGAATGGTTTTTACAGAAGAATACTGATCAAAGACTTAAGATGTGGAGTCAGCGAAAAAACTGTGAACAGTGTGGCCACCAAGAACAAATTTAAACAATATGAAGTGCCAGTGTTCACTTGTCAATTGGCACATGACAGCGCCAATCATGAAAAGAAGCTGGTAGGCAAAAAGATGTTGGAAGTCAAACTGGATGGAGTAAGGGTGATCACTATTGTGTATCCAGATGGCAAAGTGGACATGTTCAGCCGCAATGGCAAAGAGTTTACCAACTTTGGACACATCGCAGAACAGATATCGCAAGTGGTCAAGAAAAGCCCACCACCTTATGCTGTGGTGTTGGATGGTGAAGTGATGAGTGAAAACTTCCAAGACTTAATGAAGCAGGTACATCGCAAAGAATCCGCAGGTGCTTTGGATGCTGTGTTGCACTTGTTTGATTTTTTACCATTGTCTAATTTTATGGAAGGCTATTGGGATAAGAAGCAGTCGGACAGAACTGCTATGGTCAAGGCTTGGTACGATGAGCATAAAACCAATTTAAACGCCGTCACAGTGCTGGCACATGAGATTGTGGACTTAGACACTGTGGAAGGACAAAAGACCTACACAGACGTTAATAAGAGGGCAGTAGCAGGTGGATATGAAGGCATCATGATCAAAGACATGGATGCTCCATATGAATGCAAAAGAAGCCATGCTTGGTTGAAGTTGAAACCATTTATTGAAGTGAGCTTGACTGTGAAATCTGTGGAAGAAGGCACAGGCAGGAATGTGGGCAAACTGGGAGCATTCATTGTGGAAGGCACTGACGATGGCAAATTTATTAAGACCAATGTGGGCTCAGGATTGACTGATGAAGAAAGAGATGAGTTTTGGAAGGATAGTAAATCTTTAATAGGACAAGTGATTGAAGTGAGAGCAGATGCTATCACACAGAATCAAGATGCTGTGAATGAATATTCATTGCGTTTTCCAAGATTTATGAAGTTTAGAGGCTTTGCCAAAGGAGAAAAACTGTGAGCGAGCTGGAAATAATCAAAAAAGCAATGATGGAAAACAAAAAACTATTTTTGAGTGAGATGAAACAGTTGAATGACAAGGTAGATGCTTTGAACACCAAATTAAGCAAACACATATCATTCATTGAACAGGTGTATGCTCCGTTGAGCAACAGCATAGATAAATTTAAAAAATTATTCAAATGAAAAACATATTCAAACACATATTGCCTGAACTGTTTGATGTAGACACTGCTTTTAATAGTTCATTGCCTAAGGTCACTAGATTTCAAATACTGATGGTTCTTGCCACCATGTGGGCTTTTATATTTGCACTTATTACTGCAGAATTCATACATTTCGGCATTAATGTGACCACCAGTGTGATTGCCCATGCTTTGGTGATAGGTGGTATTATCTTCACAAGAAAAAAACTAAATCAGAGGATTGACGGCTACAATGGTCGAGGATTGGGTGGAGAACACGAATGAAAAAATACACTGTGGATATTGCCGTGGGTGACTATGTGGCAGTGGGTCGTTTTAGAAACGTGACCACGCAGATCAAAGATATCACAGTGGATGATCACGGTCAGCCCATCATACACACCAACAAAGGCCCTAAAAAATTATTCAGTTGCAGACTGACCAAACTGGAACCTGGCAGCAAAACACCACGCCAAATATTACAGGAGAAAAAATGAATCAAGACATCACACTGTTGATGGGCATCATACTGTTGATGATGTTGGGTGCAGTGTTGGGGTGGTATCTGTGTGAAAGATGGTATTCCAAACGAATTCTTGTCATACTGGAAGAGTGTAAAAAATTAAATGCTGCCACCATCACACTGTGGCAAGACATACTGAAACACAAAGAAAAAAGTCTTCAAGATCAAGACCACACATCGAAATAGGTTGATTTTATGCTCAAATGGCTATATAGCTGTTATAGCATGAGTGATACCATAGAAAAATATAGACCCAGCATCCAAGACAGAATCGCAGAAAGAGTGCGTGAAATAGTTGTGCCAATAGAAGACTGGTTGGAACGATTGATCACCATGCCTGATAGATTCAATCCTGAAACATTTGAATTGATAGAACATTTCAAAAAAGAAAAAGTGGGTGGAGTACATGCTCGTAAAATAATGGAGATGTATGAAACACAATACAAAGAGTACAAAGATTTATTGGAACTGAGAAAGAAAAATTTAAAATTTGCTGACATAGACGAAGAAGGACAAGGTGATTCTGAAGAAAGACAACTGC